GAATAAATGATTTTATTTTTTTTTTTTCAAATCAAAATAATCTGTCATACTGTCAGAAAGATAAAAAACATAGGAAAATCAATATGAATTTAAGCAAAATAGTGACATATTGTGTGACATTTCATTTTTTAGAATCTGTCAATATGTCATCCTCTAGGGGGGTAAGCAAACTATTATGTGTTTTAATAACCTATCTATGCTCTCACATCCCTATATACAAGATTTACAACGGAGAGATTTGTAGATATATTCAATCGGAGACACAACCCTAGATACTATTATGCCCAGAAGAAAACCAAAAAAGAGAAAACCGAGAGCAAAAAGAAAACTCGTAAGCGCTATTCAACCGGACAATATTCCGTACTCAAAGGTGAGAGTTGAGTGGATTGATATACTGTCTGATTCAGGTTGGGCGGATGAAAAGGGTTTTAATAAAATGAAGTTAGCTTCTCCTGTTAATGAGGGTTGGTTGTATAATAAGGATAGGTTTGCTATTAAACTGTTTGCGTCTTATGATCGGGAAGAGGATGGGTCTTTGACTTTTGGGGATCGGACAATGATTCCTTTGGCTTGTGTGAAGAAGATGGTGAAGATTTAGGTGATTCAATCACTTCGCCTTCAATCTGCTTCGCATTTAAAAGAGGTTCGTAGTCGTCTAAAATTTGTTTCATCTTTGCTTCTAGTTGTTCTTCTGTTAGGTCCTCTAGTTTACCTGTTTTTATTATTTTGCGTTCTATGTATAGTCCTGCTGCCTTGCCACGATTGGTTTCAGCGTTTACTGCAGAAGAAAATGAACCTTTCTTCAATGCTAGATTTTTAATTCTATCTAGTTCAGCTACATGACCATCATAAGTGACAGCATGTTTTCTAAGTCTTTCTTCTCTTAATTGCCCTATATACCTTACTACCAAAGGAGATAGTCTAGGATTCATTAGTTCGGATCCTTCTTGTCTGCACCTGTTATGGCTGTAGCCAGCTAGTTTTGCTGCTTCTCCCTGTGATACGGGTCCGTCAGGTCCACCAAATATTATAAATTCGGCGAATCTTTTCTGCATTTCTGTAAGTCTTTTTGGAACTCCCATGTTGACATTTTAAGGTAACTATTATAAAATGTCAATAATGAAAGATAATTTAGAAGATAGTAAAGAAATAGCAGAACAAGCTACTTATGAGGATGAATCGGCAGTATCTAAACGTACTGTTACTATACCTCTTAAAGAGTACGATGAAATAAAACGCGAAGAGCATTTTATTAAAAGTCAAACTCTAATTGATATTATAGATAATATTGAAAGATTAGTTAGAGCATTGAGAAAGCATATTATAAGAAAATGACAGAACATAGAGGACCACAAGATTTAACATTCTTAATTGAACAGCATAAGAAAGAAATTTGGGAATGGAAACAAAAAGAATCTAAATGGTTGGAGGATAAAGTTTTATTGGATGGAACTAAAAAATTGGTAGATAAATTATCTGAAGATCTTACAAGAATGAAGAAGCGAGCCCAAGAAGCCGAGGGAGAAAATACAATTATAAAAGGAATTGGTAATAATTCTCCTGAGATGAAAGCGTTGCAAGCTAAGGTTAATGAGTTGGAATCTACATTGTCTAGTGCTCAAGACATAAATGATAATCATCAAAGATATAATGGTAAGCTTCAACTTCGTGTGTCAGAAGTGGAAAAAGATAATAAAATATTATCTAAACAAATAAGTGATTATATAAAAAATCATGAGGATAAATTTAGAAAAGCTGGATTGTAATGTACGTAAAACATCTAATGGAATATCTTGACAAATTTGTTGACAGTAAGAAGGGGAATGCTATTCAAAATGCTACAGTCTATATTCAAAAAAATGATACCATGCATGAAATTCAAAAAATTGAAGTGTTAGAAAACAATATTATTGGTCAGCCTTCTATATTTGTTTTACTTCGAACCCTTGAAGATGGCAAAAAATTGCCGGACAAGTTTGTAAAAAATATATTATAATGCACGAGGTTGTAACCTCGATAAAGACATGGGTCCAGAGGCAAAATTATATCAAAAACTTCGTAAAAATTCTAAAGGGATTTCATGGATTAGACTTGAAAATCTTAGCTCTCTTGGTACTCCTGATCTATTGGGCTATAATGATTCTGGCCACTTTTTCACAGTAGAGTTAAAAGTTACAAAGGGTAAAAAATTAAAATTTTCCCCGCATCAAATTGCCTTCCACGTGAAACATCCACATAACACATTTATCATAGCCCAGGCCCTCGGGCCTAGGGCATCAAAAACTTTTCCAATATCCATGTACCGTGGTTCACGGATCCGGGAACTGGCTAGGGATGGCTTGGAGCTTGAGGCTTGTAGCTTGGGGCTTGAAGCTTGTTGCTTGGAGCTTCTGTCAATATGACATAATGTCGCGCGACGATTTGTCGCAGCTTGGAGCTTGCGACTGTGCTTTCAGCATTACCTGGTAAAGCACCTATGAGTCGCAGGCCAAGCATGAGTAGATTCTGATTCGGGATGGCTGTTTCGGGCTTGCTGCACCCTTTATGGTCCTTCGCCGGCAGGACTCCGTCCCACGTTTTTCAGCTTTAGCGATAGGCTTTCGTCTACCCAGGCCGTTGGATTCGTCGGTTCTTGGTCTTTGACGCAGCACCTGTTTGCTTAACCTGTCATACATTATATATGATATCCATTATAAAGTCAAGTGCCAAATTGTCGCACCCCTACATCTTGTGTCAATGCGACATAACGTCGCAGCGACAATTTGTCGCACGCTTGGCGCTTGCGGCTTGGAGCTTGGAGCTTGATGCTTTTGTCAATAGGACATATTGACGCGCGGCAATTTGCCGCACGTCCAGGAGAATTAGTGTTTACCATATGTAATATTTGACGTGTCTCTATCCCAACACTGTCGACAATCCTTGCATTCATTGCCCTGGTCAGCGGCTGGGCATGTTCTAGTCTTTGTTGATACAGTACTAGTCCATGGCCATGCCTTGGAGCTGGGCCCATCGATCATGGCTCCAGATACTCTAATACATAAATTTTTAGGAATTTTTTCTTTTTCTATTTTTTGTACCCATGGTTCACGAGTCGGGAGCCAGTGTTTAGTATCCGGTGTATCCGCGCAAACTTTAAAAATTTTGTGGAGATGATCAATATCTCTTACGTCTCCGGAATCATGCCATCTAAACCATGGATGGTCCTTAACCAATACTGTCATGGCATCGGTCCATTGTTCATGGTCCAGGCTCTGATATCTACGCTCTAAGGCATCCTGGACATTGGGGAAGACATAACGCCCCTTTAATGCATAGCAGCCAGAGCATACAGAATTTTTTATTTTTCTAAGCTTAGACCCAGTCTTGCACCTGATGGCCGGCAGGTTATACGCCGGCCCCGGCATCTTGGACGGTTTACTAAGACCGCCAGTGATTTTATGTGCTTCTTTTTTTAGCATGTCATGTATTATATATGATAATTATGGCAACATTATGGCGCCCGCTTGTGGCTTGTGGCTTGTGGCTTGTGGCTTGTGGCTTTTTATTTTTTTTATTCTTCAACTCTAGGTTGAATCGGGCCCTTGCGGGCCCGGTCTTCCAGTTTACGGTTTTATACATTTTCTTTTTCTGTTAACCACTCATCCACTGTGTTGGCTACGTCGTTAGGCAGGTCGTTCAGGTTCTCAACAGTGCCATCGGACCACTCAACCTGAATAGCCCAGCTGACAACTGTTTTTTTAGTTTGCTTTTTTCTTGGCATTTCCACCTTGTATCATTACATTGTCACCATCGAACCCTGCACCGCTCAACATCTCTCCAATTTTAGAGATCATTTTAACTTCTGCATGTTTTTCGTGTTTGTCTTTGTATTTTATATATTCCTTGTTTGTAATAACAGGCTCAAACTTGGTATAATAAAACACCGTTCCGCGATCGTAACCATCTTTAGTTTTAGTATGTTTTTGAGTTGCTACATGCCATCTATTATCTTTGAAGATATAAATATATTCTATAAATACATCTCCTTTCATAGCGTTCATAAACATCCACTCATCACGATAGGTTTTTGCTGGCTCTTCTTTCCTGTCCCAATCTCGACCGTAAAAACTACATTCTGCAAAAGTATCGCCTAAGTAGCTGGCGTCTCCTTCTGTAAATAGTTGTTTGGCTAAGTCATAATGATTGTAATTATCCACCAGGCATTTACCTACGCCGTATGGATAGCCATCACTATGGACATATATTACTTTTACTTTTTTTGTCTTTGGGTCTTCTATTGCTATATTACTTCTTGTACTCATATTTATTTTTCCTTTCTGTCATATATTATATATGATATGAGGATAAAAGTCAATGGTCAAATTGTCGCAGTTTATGTCAAGGAATATATTGACGCGCGACAATATGTCGCAGGCGCTTGAGGCTTGAGGCTTGGCGCTTGAGGCTTTTTTTATTTTTTAGAATTGTTCTAGACTGGACCAGTAGCTTTGGATACCGGCCTCTCGGTTGATTACGATCTAGCCACGCCGGTGGGCTTATTAAGCTTTTTCCCACTATTATTCTTCCATACTGATCCCTGGTCCAATACACATCACTCGAGATTATTCCTGACTAGCATATTGGACCAGGGATCAGTTCTGGTTGTTGGTAAGGTTATAAATAAAATTACTTTTCAACCAGAATATGTCCCACTCTTTCAAAATTTAACGACCGTGCCAGAGTAAACGAGGTCATATTTGAAAGCTAGTGAAC